CCTTTGGGGGGTATACTTTTGCATCAAACATTCTGTGACAAATTGTCATATCTCCAACTCTAATTACTATACTAAAATTCTCATCACCATCAGTATTTGATGTGTTTAAGACATCAGGATTCTCCTGAATTTCATACTGATTGTCTAACATATAAACAATCGTTCTCATCTTTAAATCGTTTTTTAATCTAGTACATAAATCCTCAATGTATTCATATACATCAAAAGAATTTCTTGATTTAGGATTAAATCCTCTAACATTAAAGAACCTTTGAACGATAATGTTTTCGTTACATTTCAATAAGAATTCTACTTTTGTAAAATCTAAATCTTTCATAAATTTGTTTTTTTGTTTCTGTAATTTGTTTTTTCTTTTCTTGTTAATTTTAAAAATGGTTTCAAAAAATTCACCCAAGCGTCGTCACCTTTTGGTAGGTATTTAAAGAATCCATCTTCCATCATCATTTTAATTAAGTTTCTATATCCCCTTCCGTCAGGATCTAAAGTTTCTGAATAATATAATTCAACTAACTTCTTATCTTCTTCATTTATTAATGGATTAGATAAATCAACTAATATCTGATTTATAGTGAAGAACTTATCTCCGAGTATCCCCTCTTTGGTTTTCCCACTTGATAGATTATTCAAAACAACACTTTTATTTTGACTCTCTAACAACTTTCTACCTTTGTCTAAAATATCCGTAAATGATACTTGCGAATCAAGTATCTCGGGAAATAATTTAACTAATGTTTTCTCACCAAGTAAACTAATACCATCAATATTATCTGATGTGTCACCAGCAACTATCTTAAATGTCTTTATATTATAATGAGGGATACTATAATCTTTGATTTTTATCTTATCACCATTTTTATAATATCGTTTTTGTTGCGGGGAATATATCGTCACCCTTTCCGAAATAAGTTGAGTAAGATCTTTATCCGATGAAAAAATTGTCTTATCCTCGTCTTCGGATATTTGACAATAATACGCGATTAAATCATCCGCTTCCGAATGTTCAACTTCCAATTGTCTAACAAACATCTCTTCAAGATATTGTTTTACTCTTTGTTTTTGATTGTTGAATGAATACACTTTGTCTTCAGTGTAAGATGATTTACGATTTCCCTTATATTTTGGGTATAGTAATCGTCTTTGGGATGAATTTTCGTCTCCATCCCAAAAAACAATCACTTTATTGAAGTAGGACTCCTCCAAGAATTTTCGTAAAGTATTTAGGAAATACCAAATACCCCCGACGTGTTCACCTTCATTAAAGAAATCTTTAACTCCGTGAAAACCTATTTTTAATAAATTGTTACCATCAACAATTAATGTTTTGTTCATTTTAATACGATTAACTCGTTCTACAATATATTAAACTTCAAATTCCCCTTCTTCTTCGGGGGATTCATCTAATGAGTAATTAGATCCACCCAATTTTGTTTCCCAATAATCGGAATACTCTTTTTTGTATTTATCTAAAGATTCTTTACTATCTACGATATATCCTTGTGGAACCGCAATAATTTTACCATCTTTATATCCAATACCATTTACGTGATTCTTCAATATTGAGATTTTTGTCCTGATTGCAAATGATACTTTTCTACCATTTTTAGTTGCGTCAATGTGACTAATTCCCGCTTTCTTCTGATTACCAAATAAGAACACCAATGAAGATGATAACCATACCGCCTCACCACCTTTAGCCTTGATTTCAGGTTGTCCAAACGGATTATCAGGAAGTAACACCCAAGGTTGATTTAAAATCACGAGAGTGTTGTAATAGGGGTATTCTTCTTTTTTAGATTTTGATATTCTTGAATGGATTCCCATACCAATTTTATCGGCTAAAACTTTTGCGTTGTGCATTCCCCCTCCTTTTCCTTCAAAAGTCATTTGACAAGGAATTGATCCGATTGAGTCCCACAAGAATAAAACACTATAAGGAATGTCTCCTTTTTCTTGTGCGTTCAAGATATCATTAATAAACTCGGTAGCTTGTTCTATCGTATCAAAAGAATCGTTAAAGATAAACATCCCATCATATTCACCATCTTCATTTTTTTCAGCTTGTAATCCTAACTCAATTGCGTGTTCCCATGACCATTTCTTTTCAGTAATAATAAGAACAGGTAAATGTCCTTTTCGTTGTGCATCCGCCGCGGCAAGAATCATTGCGGTTGTTTTTGAGGTATTTGAGTGACCCAAGAACATATTTATACCACCCATAATAGGACCTGGTAATCCACACGCTTCCATAAACGCCTCACCACAATTGTAATAATTTTCAGGCTTGTATTTAGTTTTGGTGGAAAACTTATTCTTGATGTTATCAAACTATATTTCTTTCTTTTTAATCACCATAATTAATTTGTTTGTTTTGTTTAAAGATAAAAAAAGGTAGTGACTTTGTAAATCACTACCTACACTATAGATTCTTTTTTTTAGAACGGTAATTCTTCATCAATCGCCTCATTTACTTGAGGATCAACAACAGGTGCTGGTGTTGATTTAGAACCTCCGATGGAAGTTTCTGCAACCTCATCATTAGAATAAACAAATCCACCTTTGTCAGAATCCCATCTTGGAGTTTCTCCACGAGAAATCGCTTCAAGATATTCTACAGGTTTTTTAGAGTAAACATCCTCCCAAGTTAACTCGTCATTAATCCACTCTGACATTGTGTTAGTGTCTTCGTGAAGTGGTGACGGATCATCATACATTACAGTTTGGATTACGGTATACACAGATCCTGTGTTAGTTTTCGCCTTTGTCAACTCCAAAATCAAATCTCTACCTTTATCGGCATCGGTAACATCACCTTTTGCTTTCCAAATAGGAATAATTTTGTCAAGAATACCTTCTTGTTTGTAATTGTGTTTAAATCTCCAAAATTTAACACCGTCTTGTTCGTTGTCACGATCAACAACTTTCACAATATAAAATTTACGAGCTTTGTATTGTTTGGCAATTTCCTTATCGGAATCCTTACCCGTTGACATCAAATCATCGTGAACTTCATTTAATGGTGAACGCTCATTGTCGTTTTTACCTGGATCATAAAGTTTAACCCATTTCCCATCAACTTTAATCTCGTGGAACCATACCTCTTTAAAAGGTGAAGAACCATCAGGTGTTGGTAGGATTCTTAGTCGTTTCTGACCTTGTTTTTCACTGTCTTTAAGAATTGCAGCAAAATATTTTTTCATTCTTTCGTCCGAAGACATTTTTGAGGTGTTAGAAGAACCACCTTGTTTTGAGTTCTCGTATTGAGCCAAAACTGCATCTAAAACATTGTTTGTTGTCGCCATATATTTGTGTTATTAAAAGTTTACAATAGAAAGTATAAATATAAAAAGTGTCGCAGTCAATATGTATGTAAAAATTAAAAGAAGGGCACTGATGCCCTCTCTTAATTAAGGCATCATATCTTCGTCATCGTAAGTATTAAAAGTGTCTTGTATTTGTTTTGGAGAGAAATCCTCAACCTCATCTTTGGTTAAGATATATTCTTCTCTACCTTGTTTTTCAAACTGATCTTCTTTGTCTTCAAAATAATCAGATAGTTTTTGATTAAAAGGTCCGGAATCTAAACTTCTTAATTCAAGTTTTTCTTCAGGAGTTTTAGGTCTAAATTTTTCAATTTTTTGTTCCAATGAATTAACTGCGTTCATTAGGTTATCCATTTCACCCAATCTGTTTTCCAAATTTTCAAGTTGTTTGAATAAGGTGTCAAAATATTCCTCTTGTTTTGTTTCAATATTTTTTTGTGAATTAACTAAATCAGTAATTTCAAGTTCTTCTTTATCGTCCTCATCTTTACCCACTTCTTCAACTTCAGGATCTTGAGATACATCAATTGGTTCAGGGGCAGTACCTGCTTCAGGTGCCGGTGGTGGAGGTAAAGCTCCGGGTGCTGGCGGTGTTTCCATTCCTGGTTCAGGTGGTAATCCCGCATCAGGTAATGGTGGAAGTGCTGCCGGATCCGGCTCAACGGGAGCCTCTTGTTCCATTATGTAATTATTAATTGAGTTATATCTATTAATTTCTTCTAATATTTTTTTATCTATTTTCATATTAACCATTTAATAATTGTTTTATACCTGTTTTGGTTTCAACTTGAATTTTTTTATTTGTGTTCATTGTGTTATCCACTCTCTCAATTAAACCATCTTTCATTCTAAGGGTGTAACAATCTCCAGTGTCTAAATCACAAACTTCTTTATAACCATTCCCTTTATCTTTTTCCGTAACTCTTGTGTTTTTACCCAAGTAGTTATCCAAAATTAATTTAGTATTATTCATATCCATTTTTATTTAAAAATATCATAACATTCCAAAAAATTAAAGTATTGAACTAATTTGTCTATATTGTTCAATATTACTTTTTGTTGTTATAATCGTAATTTATTTTACCCACCTTTTTGAAGGATAGTATTATATTCGGTGTATGCATCACCAAAAGGTTCTTCTAATTTTTTCTGATCTTGTTCGGTTAAAGTGTCAAATAATTTTTGAGATTCCTTTACCGGATAGTTGTTCATATAAAATTTAGAGAACGCCTCACCATATTTAGTTTCGTCATTCGTATTATTACCCGTTACATAATTTTTTATAACATCTAAACTAGG